GGAGGCTATGACGGCTAGAGGTGAAGCTACGCAGATTACTGAGGACCGGAAGGTGTACACCCAGGATGACTACGAGGCTACTATCGCTGCTGCTAGGAAGAGAATCGAGGAGGCTAAGGTAGCGGAGGTAATAGACGTACAGGACTAATATGACAGGACATCATAAAGCACTGAATGAATGGCAGCTAGCAACTGACCATTGGATTGAGCTGACACTCAAGAAGTATCAAGAGCGGGACCCAGATGACCTTACCCAAGTCTTCATGCGTGGACCCTTTGCCGGCTGGAGTGAGCATATGGTTCTGGAGTTAGCAATGAAGCTGGATGATGCAAACAAGAAAGTACCCAGACATAAAACATTATGAAGATAACAATCGAACACTACGACGAAGAAGTATCATTGAGTACTAAGCACGATGACATCACTGCTAGTCAAATAGCAGAGATAATGCAGCGTATGTGCCAGGCCTTGGGGTATCACTCACAGAGCATAGGTGAAGCATTCTATGAAGCTGGTGTCAATATTATAGAGACAGATGAGCACTAAAGGAAGCGGACCCCGTAAGGGGCATAATGCTGAGAAGCAGCGTAAGAACTACGACGACATTGACTGGTCAAAAAAAACCAAGTCAACAAAATCAAAGGTAAGGAAATCAAAATGAAAGACCTTTTATTTTTTTATACAGTTGCAGCCTTTTGGTTCCTTTGCTTCATCGGAACCCTATTAACCCTAGTAATTTTATTTTAGGTAACCAAATAACGATATGACGGAAGATCAAGACCTGGACATAGTATACGACCAAATCCGCGGGATACTGGGAGAGCACTTTCACAACTTCTGTTTCGTTGTGATGGATGACACGGGTGACCTGTTCTATGACTACACTAACTACAGGGTTGGTAAGATGTTAATGACCGAAGCCCTAGAGGATGCGAACTCAGAGATTGATGATTGCGGTTGGGACTGGCCCGAGGATGACGATGACGATTACGAGGACGAGGATCTTATATAGGTATGTCCATTAATTTCACAGAGCACCCAATCCTCAAGCCGCCTACGGACGAGGAGATTGTACTACTCGGGGAAGCTGACCCACGGCTTTTACAGGAGTTACACAAGGCGCACGAGGGACGTATATCTGCATCCGTAGATGATCCTATCCGCCACGGGTTCGACCTGCCTGGCTGGGAGCGTATGTCTCAGTCCTTCCGGGAGTACAATGAGGTGCTGGCACTAGGTGGGAATCGTAGTGGCAAGACGACTGGATGTGCCAAGCGGATTATGGAGGCCGTGAGTTCTAACTTCGATGGACACATAGTATGCTTTTCTCAGAATGCTGATACGTCAATTAAGGTACAGCAGCCAGCTATCTGGGAGATGATGCCCAAGGAGTTCAAGAAGAAGACCAAGAGCATTGACGGGTACATCAATTATTCAATGCAGAATGGTTTCACTGGGAGTTCGTTTGTGTTCCCTGACACTAGGACCCGCGTGGACTTCAAGACCTATACGCAGTTCAGTAATAACTCGACTATCCTTGAGGGTTTCGAGTTCGGGTTCAAGAAGGACAGCATCAAGGCTGGGAATGAATCCAATATCGGAGCCTGGCTGGACGAGTACCTAGGTGACGCTGCCCTAGTGAACACGCTACGGTTCCGCCTAGCTACACGGGACTCAAAGATGGTGATTGGTTTCACCCCGATTGACGGGTACACACCCTTCATCTCGGACTATTTAAAGGGAGCAGAGACCCTTGAGACTAGACCTGCTGCCCTACTACGGGGCAAGGAAGTACCAACCAAGCAGTACAGTCCAAGCCGGGATGCGGCAGTGATATACCTGCATTCGGACGAGAACCCCTTCGGTGGTTACGAGCGAATTGCGAAGGACCTAGCCGGGCGGCCAGAGGATGAGATAAAGGTCCGTGCGTACGGATTACCCGTGAAGTCAGCCAACGCTCTGCTCCCTTACTTTAATACAGAGGTCAATGTTCTCAACGAGAAGCCGAACAAGTACAAGATGACGTTCCCCG